TAACTCAATAGCAAATTTGTTAGGCTCAATAGAAGCAAGTTCTACTTTGGGTAATAATGTTAAATTCATTTTATTTTAGGTTTTCTTTTTTCATTTTTAATACCTTCATCAATGTTTCATCAGAATCAAATGATTGCTTGTATGTAAAGTAAATGTCAGTTAATTGCTTAACCTTAGTACACTTAGCTACTTCCATCATTATTTCTTCTCTTGTAGGCTCATCTTGTAAGATTTCAGCTACTACTTCTTGTACTGGCTTAGAGGTTTTTTTTGGCTCTTCATGTACGAAATCCATCTCTTCAGCAGGTGTCGCTTCAAATCCTGCCGCTTTCATCAACCATGCTAATTGATTACGGAATGCTTTACCAACTGCTCTAGTTTGTGCCATAGATAAGATAGCATACTCATCAAAGAATTTTTTGCTACCCTCTTTGTTAGAGCATATTGCGATACCTACAGATACTAACTTATTGTCTTGGTATGATCTAACCTCGCAAGTAGCCATGTACTTAATCTCTTTTTCACTTGATAAGTCTTGTACGCTTGTAATGATAGGGAATAAGCCTAATGAAGCTCCAGCCATCTGCCAGGCTTCTACGTTACAATAGTCCTTACCCTTGATGTTAGATACTAAGTGTGCATCCTTTACAAAGCGTTTAAGCTCGTTAGATAAGGATAGCATAGAGTCCTTGTTGACCATTTGGTAACTAGGAGCTTGAATTTGTGTGTTAGTTGTTTGCAATTCCATTTGTTAATTGATTTGATTGTGTAAAAAAGGTTGCTTGTTTGATTGGATATTGTTCCCACATTTTAACTATAGCTTCCATAGTTTCAAAACTTGATTGGCTGTAGTTCATGTTGTGGATAATCTTAGCGACAAAGATTTTTTTGTCTACTTCGTTCATGTGTGCGAATGTTGATAGCATTTTGTTTGTTTTAATAGTTATCTGAATATAATTTAGGAATCTTTATTTTGCTTCTTACCGTCTGATATTGCTCCATATAGTAAGGCACTACCTCTACATCATTTACAAAGGTGTTAATGCCATGTAAAACTGTAGTCCTATCCTTGTTAAAATAAGGAGCTATCTGAGCAGCTTTTTGTTTATAGTGAACATGAAGGATATAGAAACACATATTACGAGCAAGTACCTGAGGTCTATATCTACCTTTTTTAGTGATCACTTTTTCAGGTAAATTAGTCACAATGGATATTTGCTTTACTATGTTATTGACTATATCCTGGTCCACATTGTGTATCTTTCTTTTAAATAGATTTTGTCTTGGAGTCCTATATTTCGCTGTAATCATTGATTTGTGTTTTTAATAGTTCGAGTTTTTTGTTATAGAATGTTTTGATTAACTCGGTCATCTCATAATCATTGTTCTTAAGTCTTGTTTCAATAACATAACGACTATAGCCTGTTATTTCCATAATCTTCTTCATGTCGCCATACTTAAATAGGCTTTTGTAGTCTGTGATCTCTTGCATTTGTTTATTTAGTTTTAAAGTGATTGATATGTCTGTCTATTCCTTGAACTGCTGCATCTAAAGAAGCGTAATAACTTGCTCTCCAGTAATACCATTTGCCATGTAGGATTTGGTTATCCCAAGTAATATACATCCCTTTATAGGTATATTGTTTTGACATTCTTCCGTTACTGTTTACATAGGTAAACTCTTCTTTGATACCTTTTTTCTTTTGCTCTAGGGTTAGTTTCAACATTGGTTTTGGGTTTTTTATTCCTCTTGTGAGGGTTTTTGATAAGTTTTTGTTTCTAATATTTCTGTAGTCTTTACTGGAAGACCTTGACTAAGCCTCATAAAGATATCATAAGCGACATCTTTTTTTGTGCTAATGCTTCCAGCGACATAAATGCCATCTTGCTTAGTAAAATACATAGTGTCATTTAGTAATTGATCTGTTTCTTGTACGAATTCAAATTTCATGTTTGTTTGTTTTATTGTTTAATTATTGGTTTCTTCTTCTTCTTCCTCTTCCCAATCGCAATGCTCTAAGCAATCAGGACATATTCCCATTTCAGGGAAAGTGGTATGTGCTCCACAGCAAGTTGAGTATGCCATTATAAGGGTTTTTTGTATGTTTTATCAAAATAGTCAATACCTCCTTCAAATTCAAACGATTCATCTCTTTTGCCATTCCATACGTTTATTTCGCCATCATCAAAGGCTTGTCTAATTATAGACTTTTCCATAGGCAAATATTTGTCCTCAATAGTTTTAGCTAATTGATCAGGAAGGAATGTAAATGTGTGAGCATTTTTAATATACTCTAGTAGTTCTTGCATTGGTGTCATAATTAATCATTTGTTATGTAAGTCATAAAATAGTATTTAGAGCCATCACAATCAGGACTTGGATAGACTTTTGCATTGTTATAAGCAGATTCAATTTGTAGCCTTTCTTTTAATAGGCTTTTTTCTGCGTGTTCCTTGACTATTTTAACCATGTTTTTACCTATATCAGATATTTCTGATGTTTCCCATCTAGTTAAGTCTTGAATTAATTCTTGCATTGCTGTTTGTGTCATAGTTTATGGGTTTTTGTTGTTTAATTTAGATAATCTTGTAAAATAGGTTTTTGCGTCGCCAATCTTAACCTGGCTCATATTCCTTTCATATTCCAAAGGGTGTATACAGGTTTTTGTCTGATGGTTGTAATAGGCTTGTTCGCCTTTGTCTATGATAGTGCCAGTAATACCGCACTTCATCTGATAACTGAGTGTGATTAATTCGTGCATGGTTTTTTGTTTTGTTTATAATTGTTTTGTAAAATTAGTATTTGTTTTTATATTTTAGGATATTTTGTGTTAAAACTTTGTGAAATTTATAAATCTTTAGTCCATTGTGTAGCCATAGCAATTGCTATTCCTTGAAAAGTTTTTGATCTTAGTGTCCTACGTTCTGCAGGAGTTTTTGCAGTTGCCAAAGCATCAGCATACCATTTTGGATGAGATTTACCACTTTTAAAGACAGTTCTTTCACCTTTACCAACAATATTTGTAGGCACTAGCTTTGGCAGATTTTTGAGCCATAAACAAGTTGTCTTGGTAGCCTCATCACCAAACATATATGGTTGAATAATTTGATCAGGCTTACGGATTTTTGTTGATATAACGGAAACGGGATTCTCAATAGCAATTCTAGGAATAGGTGCATCCATAAGTTTTTGGACAAAATCTAAGGCTTCAGCCTGGTTTTTATACCTTTCCTGGTTAGGTGATCCATCCTTATTGTAAAGATGTCTTGCGCCACTAACAGATAAAAATGTGCAAGGTGGGTGAGCAATCATTAAATCCCAACCTTTGTTAATTACATTAAATACATCATCCTGGAAATGCCATTCGGGATGACCACCACTACAAGGTAAAATGTCACATGAATAAGCTTCATGTCCAAGTTCACGAAGGATTTTTGTTACTGATTGGCTTTCTTCACAAGCCACGAGGATTTTTGCCATAGGTTTAAAGGGTTTTTTGCAGGTTATAAGGAATGCAGTCTAAATAATACTCAAAAGTATATCCAATAGCGTTTACTTCTTTTAGCATTTTTTCTATTGTGATATAATTTAGATCCTCATTCATTTGATATTTATTCAAAATATCTAACAAATTTTTGGGTAAATTTTCGTAATTGTCAAATAAATCTTCGTTCATAGGTTTTTTGTTTGGTTATAAAAGATTTTTACCAAAGGTTTTTTGGGGTTTTTTGCTAGATTTTTGTTTGCAACTGCTTTTTAGTTGCACATTTAACTAGCTTTTTCCGATACGTAAAGGCAAAGCATAGCTAAAAGGCATTTTAAGGCACTTTTAAGGCTTAAATTTCGCTTATCTTATTAGGATAGTATAAAGATACCAACCGCAAAGAAAGTGGCTAAAAACGTCTTATTTTGCTAAATGTTCTGACCAATTTAAATTTTGTTTCCAATTGTAAGATGAAATCCCATTTTTATAAGTTATATAAGTTGGGCAAATCATATTTCCGTAAGTTTTAACAAGCATTTTAAATCCTTGTTTCGGGTTGCTTGCTTTTACATCAATACGGAAACCATCAATGGTTTTAAATGAATAAGTTGGCATTGTGTTTTGTTTTGGTTTATACGGTCAAGTGGGGGAACTTGATCCGTTTCGCTTATTAAAAGCTCATCAGTAAACCTCTAAAATAAATAATCCTGCCTATCGTTATAAAGTGGCTTAACCTCTAAAATAAAGGCTTCGTACTTCATTTCCTCTTCCATTGTCTTTGGTTGAAACATTTTAACATTTGCTTCCATTTGTAGGGCTTCCTTCATGGCATCAAATAACCAAACCTTTTTTTGTTTGTCAGTTTGTTCAATTAAGATTTCCAAAAGGTCTTCGGCTTCGTAATCTTCCAAAAGTTGTTTTGTCCATTTTTCCACTAGTGAAGGTGGTACGTTTTTATGTCTGTGTTTATAGCTGTTCATATGTATAGTTTTTAAAATTGTATTGTTTTGATTGCTTCATCAAATCCACCGTTTTGTTCATTTTGTCTAATACCCTTAAGCATGAAGCCGTCTAATATGTCATTAATCATATTTTTAGGGATATTTACCACATCAATAACAATAAAAGAAAAAGCCTTTCTTGGGTGCATTTGAAATGTGATTTTACTTTCTTTGTCTTTTGTTTGATATGTGAAAATAGTTTCTTCTTTTTCGTTCTTTTGTCTTGATGCTAAAATCATTTCATTATTAAATTCTTCTATCTCATCAAAAAAGATGCTTGGACATTCAAACTTTGTGCCGTCATCATCCCAAGTACCCGAGTAATATCCTTCGCCATTATAAAAGAAATCTTTTTTTATTGTGGCTTTTCTGCCTTCGGTTAGTTTATACCACTCTGAAGGTCTTGCAACAAATGCTTTTTTAATTGTCTTTTTCATTGTGTTTGTTTTATAGTTATTAATCTTCGTTAGGTTCAAACGTTTCTGCCTCTTCGTATGTGTCAAAGAAATGCTCTTCGCCATCGTTAAAGTCAGTTACTAAATATTCAACCTCTGTTCCAAGCATTGAGCAAATGGAAATGCCATTCTCCAAAGCAATATATACATATCCACTATTCGGATTAAAACCGATGCCACCTTCCATAATACATTCTCCGATTGCGAATTCAGAATAAGCAGCAAAGCATAAAGAAAGACCTTTGGCTTCATAATAGCATATGTTATGCTGAAGACCATTGATTGTTAGTTGTGTTTCTGTTTGTGTCATTGTTTTAGTTTTTATTTGTTTAAATGTAATATTCTGATATAAATTCTGAAAATTCGCTTGGGTATTCTACTTCATAAATTACCGCTTTTACTCCTTCATCTTCTTTGATAAGTTCATAAATAGCTACTTCGTTAGGCAATTCGTCGTAATGTTGAGACGATATAATTGTATTTTCATTATCAAAAATCAATACTTGAAATTCGTTTGTTTGCATTGTATTAGGTTTTATTTGTTTTAGTTTATTGTGTTTTGCAATTCTATTAGTAAACTATTAGGATATTTTTTGTAAGCTTTTTCACACGCTAAAAAATAGGGTAGGGGGTCTATATGGTGGAGTGGGGGAGGGCTTTGCTGTTGTAACATTGATATTCTCATTATCACTTAACATAATATATATTATATGCTGCTCTACCCTATCGTTTCGGTGGATCATTTGTGGTGGTTTAGGTGGTCGGAGATGAGCACAAAGCGTTACCTGAAGGTGAGATAATCAACTTTGATACGCAGACAGAGCCAGGAATGGTCGTACCTGCTTACAAGGCAGGAGAAAGTGATGAAATCCCACTTTATAACCATGATAAAGGCGAATTATTGGATATTAATGAAGACGGTGAGTATGAAGAGTAGCTACAATGCCTCTATTTCGCATTTTAAGGCGATTCTACGGCTTTTAACCCTATGTGTAGTACTATGTGTCCACTTTGGAATTGAAAGGCTTAAATGGGGCTTAAAATAGCAAAGTGTATAGACACCCCCTACCTTTCTATAAAACCAAAAGTTTTCTAATGGTAAACTTACATCCAATTTTTTAAAATTTTTCCTATGAACGTCACCACAAACGTAGTCTTCGAAGTCCTACAGAACTCACAAAAGAGAATATCCATCATGCAAGGTGGAACAAGATCTGGTAAGACCTACAATGTAATTACTTGGTTTATCGTTAAGCTACTTCAAGAGAAAGGGAAGACGCTGACAATATGTCGTAGCTCCTTACCATCCATCAAGGGTTCGGTAATGCGTGACTTTGTTGAGATATTGTCCAAATATGGGCTGTATAGCGAAGAAAAGCACAATAAGACCGATAACATCTACTTTTTGGGAAATAATGTGGTAGAGTTTGTTTCTACCGACCAACCGCAGAAGATTAGAGGTCGTAAGCGTAATTACCTGTTTATAAACGAGGCGAACGAAGTAAACTACGAATCTTGGATGCAGTTGTCCCTAAGAACGACTGAAAAGATAGTAATCGACTATAACCCTTCAGATTACTACTCCTGGATTTACGACAAGGTAGTTCCAAGAGAAGATGCAGACTTTACAATTACCACTTACCTAGACAACCCTTTTTTAGAGAAGGGCATTATTGAGGAGATTGAGAGGCTTAAAGCAGCCGACCATGAATATTGGAGAGTTTATGGGTTAGGAGAAAGAGCAATATCCCAAGCGACCATTTATACGCATTGGAAGCGTAGAAGGAACTTCCCTGATGGCGGAGATGTGTTTTACGGACTTGACTTTGGATTTAACAACCAAACAGCCCTTGTTAGGGTTAAGAACTTTGATGGCGAGTTGTTTGTCGACCAATTAATCTACGATACAAAAATGTCGACGGCGTTACTAATTGATAGGATGAGGTCACTAGGCTTAGATAGAAACTCTGAGATATATGCCGACCCTGCTGAACCGAAAACCATATCGGAAGTTAATAAGGCAGGATTTAACTTGAAGAGTGCTGTCAAAGATGTTTATGCAGGAATCAACAAGGTAAAATCATTTCCTTTGCATATCAGGTCAGAGTCCTTAGATTTGCTTGATGAGATTAAAAACTACAAGTGGAAGACCGATACAGATGGTAATACACTTGATGAACCTGTGAAGTTTCGAGATCACTTAATGGACTCTATGAGGTATGCCATATACACAAAATATGCGAAACCGAAAAGAGGGTGGGTTGTATAGCATAAAAATTTGTTACTTTTGTAAAAATAATATATAGCGTGAATTTAACGGACATACTAAAGGCAGCTAACCCTTTTCAACAGAAGGCAGCTCCAAAGGTGACTTTTAACAATCCTTTTACTGATTTCGGTGGATTGATTGGCGGAAGAACACTTTATCCAGAATTAGACCAGCAAAAATTTGTACTTGACTATAAAAACAATAGTGAGGTATATGCTATCATCAAACGTATCTCTAAAACTATTTCTACTGTTCCTTTCTATGTTTACCAAGTAAAGAACAAGAAAGAGTTAGCAAGATACAAGTCAATGCTAAGTAATGCAACATCTACAACAGATATTGCTAAAGCTGAGTTAGTTCGTGTAAAAGCAGTTGCTGAGATTGCTGATTCACCTTTAAACGACTTATTAGAAAAACCAAACGAATATCAATCATTCTCTGAATTTATCGAGAGTGCTGTAGGTTATAAACTAATTACTGGTAACACTTACATCTGGGCGAATAGATTAGCTTCAGGTAAGGTTGCAGAACTTGTTACACTCCCATCTCAATACGTTGCCATTATTTCTGATGGTACAATAAATGGGGTTGAAGGTTATTCTTTTACGCTAGTTGGATGGGATCAATTAGATGCGAAAGACGTAATCC